GGGCGGGCCGACCAGCGCGGCGGCCGACGTGAGCGCGGCGGCGGTGCGCGTCATGCGGGTCGGGGTGCCGGTGGTGGCGCCGCCTGGCCCGTTGTCGGGCGTGGGCGACGCCTGCATGCCGAGCTTTTCCTTGAGCCAGCCGAGCGTCGAGCTGCCCAGGTTGCCGGCCGTATCCTTCAGCGCGCCGAGGCGATTCGTGATCCCGTCGACCAGGCCGGACACGATGCTCGCGCCGATTTCCTGGAAACGCGTGCCGATGTCGCCGAACCAGTCGCCGATGCCGCCGAGCGAGGTCTTCACCCACTCGACGGTGGCGTCCCATTTCGCGGTGATCCAGTCGCTGGCCGCGCCGAACGCGCCCTTGATCGTTTCCCACAGCGCGATGAACTTCGGCCCGAGCGTGTCCCAGTTCTGCCAGACGTAGACGGCCGCCATCGCGATCAGCCCGATCACGGCCAGCAGCGGATTCGCCATCGCCAGCCGGCCGAGCATCAGCAGCGCCTGCCCGACGAGCCTGAACGCGCCGACCATCGACGTCGCGAAGCGCAGCACGTTGACCGAGCCGAGCAGGCCGCCGAAGACGCTCGCCAGTGTGCCGGCGACGGCGAGTGCGCCGCCCAGCGCCGCGAAGGTCGTGACGAGGATCCGGGTGGCCGTGCCGTGTTCGCGCACGAACCGGACGATCTTCTCGAGCATCCTGGCCGTGACGTCCAGCGCCGCGTTGTAGACCGGCGTGATCTTCTCGCCGATCTCGAGCTTCAGGTCGCGCAACTGCGCGAGCACGGCGAGCTCGCGTCCCGCGGTCGAATCCGCGGCCTTCGCGCGCATCCCGGTGACGCTGTCGGCGGCGGCGCTCTGCCTCTCGGTGTCGTGGATCTGCTCGCGTTGTTCGTACATCGTCGTGAGCAGCGTGCCCGCGGCCTTGTCGGGGAACAGTTTCGCCAGCGCGGCCTTCACGTTGTCGGGCTGGGTGATGCCCTTCGCGGCGAGCTTCGGCAGCAGCACCTTTTCGAGCCATTCGAGCGGCGAGGCCTGCAGCATGTCGCTGCCCGCCAGCGCACCCGGCCCGAGCCCGCGGATCGCGCCGTTCCTCGCATGCAGGACCCGCTTCGGATCGACCAGGCCGAGCGCCGTCAACTGCCGTGCGGCGGGCGCCGTCACCTTGCCGCCGAAGAGGCTGCCGGACAGCGCGGCGAGGCCTTCGCCGGCCGCCTTGCCGCCGAGCTTCTCGATGAGCGGCTGCATCTGGTAGTAGAACGCATCCGTGCGCAACTTCCTGGCCGCGCCGCCCCCCGATTCGGCGAAACTGTTCCACTCGTCGCCGCTGACCTTGCCGCCGGTCGCCGTCTGCATCTTCTGCACGATGTTCGCTTCGGCGCCGAATGCGGCTTCGTTCTTCGTGCCGCCGCGCAGGTCGATCACCTTCAGCATGGCCATGAACTTGTCGACGTTCGCCTTCGCGTCGTCCTTGCCGAACAGCGCCTCGTTCGCCGATTTCATGTTCGCGAGCATCGGCATCACGACGCGCGCGCGTTGCTCGTCGCCGCCGAGCGCCGCCAGCGATTCGCGCATCAGCGCCAGGTTGTCGACGACCGACTGGCCGCCGACCTGCTGCGCGCGCGCGAATGTCACGGCGTCGGCCGACGCGCCTTGCGCCCGCAGGCGCAGCGTTTCGCTTTCGGCCTGCTTCGCGACGTCGAGCGGCTCGGACAGCATGCCGAACATGCTCTTGCCGGCGCCCGCGATCGTCTTGCCGCGCTCCGCCCATTGCCTGCCGACGCCGCCCAGTGCGTCGATCTTCGCGCGCCGGGCCTCGGCGCGCTTGCGGCGCGCGTCGTCGAACGCGCGCACGTCGGCCGTCATCTTCGCCTGGCGTCGCGCGCTGTTCGTGGCCAGCGCGAATTCGTGCAGGTCGAGGCGGCGCGTGTCGATGCCCGCGCCGACGAGCTGCGTGCGCAGTTCGCGGATGCGCGCGACCTGCCGGCCTTGCGCGGCCGTCAAATCCGTGGCCGTGCGTTCGAGCTTGGCGAGGTCCTCGACCATCTGGCGTGACGGCGGGCCGGACGCACGCAGCGCCACGCGCAGCTCCCCGGCACGCAGCTTCGCTGATTTGAGTTCGGTCGCGGTTTTCGCCACACCGCTGCGCAAGTCGCGAAACTCGCCGATGCGCTTCTGCGTCTTCGCCATGTCATCCAGCTCGCGGCGGGTCGCGCGCAGCGAGTCGGCCAGCCCCTTGTTGCCGGTCAGCATCATTTGCAGGGGCTTCGTCATGTTGTCGATCATGTCGACCATGACGCGCAGTTTCAGGGTGTTGTCCATCGTCGATCGTTTCGCTCATTGGGCGCCGGCACGTACTCGCGCGCGTTCGCGCCAGTCCATCAGCTCGGCCAGGCTGAAGGCGTCCATCACGGGCGGTGTCCAGCCGAACACCGTCGCGATGTCCGCCATCGGGTCTTCTACGCGGTCTGGGAGGCCAGTCGGGATTTCACGGCCTTCGGCATCAAAAAACCGGCGAAGATGCCCCCCAGTTGTACGAGGTCGGCTGGATCGATGCTGGCGACGTCGGCTTCGGTCAGCATCGGCGAGCTGATGCGCGGCAGCACTTTCGACAGCGCGACCACGTCGAGGCTGACGAGGTCGGACAGCGATACGCCGCGCAACTCGCCCGACTTGGGCTTGCGCAGCGTGATCGACGTGATCGTCTGGGTGCCGCGCACGAGCGGCGTGTCGAGCGTATGCGTCGCCGGATCGTCCTGCGCGGGTGTCGCGATGGCGGCCGCATCGGCCTGCAGGTCGGGCGCGGCGGCGTCGGATTGGATCGGATTCATGGTGGTCCTGTGCGTGTGATCAGTCGGAAGGAAAGGGGAAGGCGGCCCCGGCCGGCGTCACCGGCCGGATGGCCGGTTACAGGCCGATCGCGTTGCGCAGCGCCGCGAACAGGTCGTTGCCGTTGACCTTCTCGATCATGTTGACGAAGTCGATTTCGATCACGTCCTGGCCGTTCACGGACAGCTTGTAGTAGCTGGCCACCGTCGTGACCTTGAACGCGGTGTCTTCCTTCGACTTCGCGGTGCCCGGGTCGATTTCGCTGTGACGGCCGCGGATGACGATCTCGATCGCGTCGACGTTGGTCGAATCCTCGGCTTGATAGCCGCCGGCGAAGCGCAGCAGCACGCCGTCGTGCTTCGTGATCGCGTACTGGCCGAGCACGGAGCGCATGAAGCCGCCGCAGGTCCATTCGAGCTGGATCCCCTCCTGCCCGAAGTCGACCTTGATCGGGCCGCTCATGCCGCCGCCCTGGTAGTCCTCCATCTTGCGCGTGAGCTTCGGCAGCGTGACTTCGACGACCTGGCCGACGAAGTTCTCGCCGTTCTGGAACAGGTTGAATCCCTTGAGTTTGCGAGGCATACCCATCGTGTTTGACTCCTGGTGAGGCCGGTCGTTACGCGCTCACGCGCGCGGCGAAATCGGCGAGATAACGGTCGGTGATGCGCTGGCGCAGCATCAGGTTTTCGAGCGGCGGAACCGGTGTGTATTCGTAGTCGAGATACGCCTTGCCGGACTTCAGCACGTCGGTCGTGTTCGGCTCCGGGTCGTACCAGGCCGAGCCGCCGATCAGGTAGCCCTGCGAGATCCACTCGCGGAACTTGGCGTTGATCGTCTCGATGATGTCGCGCGGCAGCGACGGGTTGAGCGGGCCGTCGATGATGGCCATCTGCGCTTCGGCGATCGAATCGGCGATGACCTGCGCGGTGCGCGTGTAGTTCTCGAACGCGAACAGCGGATCGTCCGAGCACGTGCGCGAACCCCAGAAGCGGAAACCGTTGCGGTTCACGAGCGTGGTCACGTCCTGTTCGTTCAGGAAGCCCGCGTCCGTCGCCGGATCCTGCAGGTCCCACGACACGTCGGCGCTGATGCCGGTGACGCCGTTCACGCCGACGTTCGACAGCGTCTTGTGCCAGCCCGTGTCGTTGTCGATCTTCGCGCGCAGGCCGGCGGCATACGCGGTGGCCGGCACGACGACGGTCGTGTTGGTCGTGTCGTCCCACGCGAGGAAGTCCGGCCAGACCACCATCAGCTCGCGCTGGCTGAACTGCTTGCGATAGGCGACGGCTTCTTCCTTCGTCTTGCAGCCGTTGGCCGACACGTACGCGAACGCGCGCAGCGATTGCGCGATCGATGCGAGCGCGGCGGCGACCGGTTGCGTGTCGAGGCCCGGCGTCGCGAGGATGCGCGGCTTCACGCCGAAGCGTGCCTGCGCGCCGAGCAGCGCCTTCATGCCGGTGTACTTGCCGTCGGCGGTGACGCTGCCGATCACGTTGGTCGCCGTTTCGCCGGCGTCCTTGCCTTCGGCGACGCGCACGACGATCGTGACGGGCTTGGTTTGCCGGCCGATCGCGTCCAGCGTGCGGCGCAGCGTGCCCTTGGTGCCGGCCTTTCCGAGCGCGGCAACGACGTTGGTCAGAAGGACCGGCGTGTCGAGCGGGAAGGCGGTGGCGTCGGCGTCGGATGCCGTGCAGACGATGCCGACGACGGCCGTCGACACCGTGCGGATCGGACGGCTGCCTTCGTTGATTTCGATGACGCGTACGCCGTGGTGATAATCCTGCGGCATGGTGTGCGACTCCTATGTGGTCAAGTGAGAGAAACGGGAGGATTCCCGGGCGGATCAGGCCGCGCTATCCGCGACCGGAACTGCAGGTGTGGCCGGGTCGGCCGGCGGCGACGATGGCTCGGTCGGAGCGGGCGGCTCGATTGGCTCGATTGGCTCGGACGGCTCGGACGGCTCGGACGGCTCGGACGGCGCAGGCGGCACGGGTGTCGGCGGCGGCGGCACGTAGGGCGCCGGCGTGGCGGGCCACGCGATCGCATCCGGGAACGTGTCCGCCTGGATGACCCTGACGAGCGCCATCTGGTAGGCCGACCAGGCCTTGAAGTAGTAGACGCCCTCGTCGTCGAGCAAGCCCGCGGCGTACGCATCGGCCTTGCCGGCGTTCGCCTTGCGCGCGGTTTCCAGGCGCTGTTCGAACTCGGCCATCGCGGCGTCGCGTTTCTCGCGCTCGAGCAGCTCGGGCGGAACCGTCCATGCACCGTCGAGCCATGCATGGCGTGGCGACGGCCGCGGTTCGGTCGTCAGCCCGAGCTCGTCGGGCGTCTTGCCGGCGGTCGCGATCTCGACGGGCTCGCCGGTATCGGTGCGATAGCAGATCCGGCCGCGGAAGTCCGGCAGCAGCGTCCAGACATCGTTGCGGTAGAACGGCCAGGTCGTCGGCGTGCGCGCCGGCGGCGCGTCGAGCGTGGCCGAGGCCGGGATGAGCCAGCGTTCGGGGTTGCGCGGATCGGCGTCGGGCTGGCTGCTGCTCAGGTATTCGCCGGTCGACGGGCTGTAGTGGTGGATCAGCATGGTTCGGGGTCCTGGTTAGTAGGCGCGGATCATGGCGAGCAAGGCGACGTTGCGCGGCCGCGATTCGTTGGCGCCGTCGCCGTTGACGGTGATCGCGTGGCTGTGATTGCCGGCGGCGCCGATGCCGACGTTGTGGCCGTGATTGCCGGCGCCTTCCGTGTTGAATTCGTGGTTGTGCCCGCCGGCTCCGGACGTGAATGCCCACGGGTTGTCGTTGTCGACGCCGCCGTGCGAGCCGACTTGATTCGTCGAATGGGTGCCAAAGGGCGCGATGCCCGATTCGCTGTATGGCGCGACGTGCTGGTGATCGCCCACGCTGGCGGTCCAGCCGTGGTGACCGTGCCACCCTTGCACGTCGGTCCAGGCCGAATGCACGTGGTCCCCGCTCGCCGCCGCGGAGGCGCCGTGCGCGTGCCACGCATTGGCGAAGTTCTGCGATGCGCCGAGACCGCGATTCGGGTCCACCCCGCGGGTGTCATCCCAGCAGCGCACGAACTCGCCGCGCAATTCGGGGATGCGAAAGGTCGTCGTGCCATCGCCGGTCGAGAACGTGCCGGACCATCCGGCGGCCCAGTCCGTTTCGGTGGAGAGCGCGCCGCTGGCCTGTGCATAGGCCCAGAGTGCGGGATAGTCGGCGCGCTTCAGCAGCGCGCCGTTGAGCTTCAGGAAGCCGGCGCGAGCGGTCGTGCGTGGCTCGAAAACGACCGTGCCGATCGCGGCCGACGCAATCGCGGCGACCACCCATTCCGTCGTCGCGAGCCGCGTCGAGCGATCGCCCGCCGGGGGCGTCTGGCCCTGAACGGGCGTCTGGAACGTGGTGCCGCCCGGCGTGAACGAGACCTGCGAGACGCTGTTGCACGTGACGCCGAACATGCCGTCGCCGGTGTGGTAGAGGCCCGTGTCCGGCGCGCCGTCGTTGGTGAACGTCAGGGACGGCGCCTGCGCGCTGCCTTCCGACAGGTAGATCCGCTTGCCCGGGTCGAACCAGAGATCGCCCGACATCGTGCCGCCCTTCGTGCGATCGAGCGGCGACAGGTTGCCGGAGTGCCACACGGGATTGCCGTCGATGCGGAACGTGCGATCGGCGATGTAATACTGGAATGCGCCCTTCGTCGGCGTCCACCAGCCATAGCCGTCACCGTTCGAATAGAGGAAGCCGTCGACCGGGCCGACACGGATCGAGCCTTGAGCTTGACCGGTACCCACCGAAAGTTCGCCGCGGACCGTGGTGTTTCCGCCGATCGCCGTACCTGATCCCCTGTCATCGATCGTGACTCGACCGGTCTCGAGATTCCAGGTAACCGGGCGGAAATCGTTCCACTGGCCTTCCGGATCACCCTTGTTCGTCGACAGCAGATACACGTTCGTGCCGTCGTTGCGCAGGAAGGCGCCGTAGCCGCCGAAGATCGCGCGGAAATGGGCACCGTTGACGTCCATCGCCCGCGAGGTCAACCCGCCATTGAACGTCGCATTTCCCGCCGCCTGAATCGCATTGCGGCCGTCATCACCGATATCACCGACGAGCAGGCGTTTCGCGATCGAGAACGCTTGCGTGCCGCGGCTGACACGAAACGCGGGGAACTGCGTGACACCGTCGTCCGCGAACGCATTCACGCCGAAATCGTTCCCGCCGTTGCCCCCGGACGCCGCGCCGTCACGTTTGAACATCGACCAGCGGATCTTGCCGCCATCGGTAAAGAACAGCGTCGAGAAATTCCCGGCGCCCCCGTCGATCGATGCAGCCCTCGAATAACTCGTACCTTCGGCAACGGTGTCGCCGCCGACCCGCAACCGCGAATTCCCGTCGTCGTTCTTGACGTCGCCCACCAGCACGCGGCCGCCGTAGCCGATGCGCAGCGCGCGCGCCTGGTACGAATCGGACTGGACGTCGTTGGCCGTGCGATTCAGCCACAGATCGACGTATTCACGGCCCCAGGCGCCGTTGTCGAAACCGGAGCGGATCGTTGCGACCAGGCGCGATCCCGTATCCGGGTTACCGCCGCCGAACGTGCCGTGCAGACGCACGCGACCTTCGCGGCCGTTCTTGCCCGACGGAGGGCGAATCGACACGTGTGCGGTGTCCGGGCCCGCATCGAATTCGGTGACGACCGGCCCCGTGAACTTCGCGCCGGTCAACGCCGCGTATCGCGACGCGGCCGTCTTCGGCGTGATGGCGCGCGTGTCATCGCTGCCCGCGTCGACTTCCCCCTGCGTCGCCAGCTCGACCACACCCTGCCGCTCGGTGGTCGCCGGCGGATTCAGGAACGACGCGTCGCCGAACACGAGTTGCGTCGCGTCGATCGTCGCGAACTGCATGTCGGACGACAGCAGCAGCAACGCGGCCGGCGATTTCTCCATGATCGGCGTCGCCTGGCCGTACGCGGCCAGCAGCACGCCGTTGTCGAGATAGAGGCCGAATCCGTACAGCGAATACTGGTCTGTCGAGTCGTCCTTCAGCGTCGTGTGGATCGTGTCCGGCGCGACGTTGGCGCCGCCGAAGGACTTGATCCGCTTCAGCTCGTTCGGCAGCTTGGTGAGCCCCTTGTCGGCGACGAACGGGGCGTTCGCCAGGCCGATTTCCACGACCTGGTGGGCGTTCGTGCCGCCGTTGCCGGCGGCGACGAGCGCCGCGCGGCCGGCGTCGGTGATGATGATCTGGGTTGCCATGTGCGATCAGTAGTCGGTGAAGTTGACGCGGCGATAGGCCGCCACGCGCGCGGCGGCGCCGATCGGTTGTCGGCCCCGCATCTCGAAGCCCTGCGTGAACGTGTAGTGCGCGCGGACGGGTTTGGTGCGATCGATCTCCGCGAGGATGTCGGCCACGTATTCGGCGGTCGGCGGTTCGCCCTCCTGGCCGCTGACCGTCATCACGAGGTCGAACGTGCCGGGCGCGCCCGGCGGCTGTTGCTCGAACCATTCACGCAGCACGATGTTTCCGCCGAACGCCGCGACGACCTCGCGCACCGACGCCGCGGTGCCCTTGCGGCGGGCGATCGGAATCGCCTGCCCGACGCGGGCGCGCTTCACGTATTCGGGCCAGTAGTCCTTCCACGCATCGACCCCGAGGTGCCAGGCGAGCCACGGCAGCAGATCGGACCGGATGGTGTCCGGGTTCGTCAGCGTCGCGAGCGGCGTCGGCACGTCGTCGATACGGGCGTTCGTCGCGGCGAGCCTGCGCTCGAGCCGCGTCGCGTTCGGCGGCAGGATGTCATTCATTGCTGTACACCCCGCCGTCGATCAGCTCGATCCCGGTGCAATAGGGCGCCTGCTGCTTCGTCGCCGGCAGGCCGGCAAGCGGGCTTTCGAGGATCACCTTCTGCACGCCGGCCGCGCGGGCGGCCGCGTAGATGCCGTCGAGCGTGACTTCCATCCCGAGGCGGTGCATGGAATCGGTGTACTGCTTCATCGCCCGGTTGGCCTGCGCGAGCGCCACCGCGCGATCCGGGCCGGCGAAGAACACCAGCCGCGCGCGCACCTGGTAGCGCAGGATCTCCGCGCCGCGTACGGTGACCTTGTCGGTGAGCGGCCGTACGTCGTCGGCCTGCAGCGCGGCGGCCACCGCATCGATCAACGCCGGCGCCGCCGTGCCGTCGCCATCGCGGGCGAGTACCGTGACGAGCACCTCGCACGGGGCCGGACTGACCGCCGACGCGTCGAGCACGCGGCCATCGGCATTGCGTGCATGCGAGACGTACGCACCCTCGGGGCCGGCGACCGAGAAACTCTGCGGGGCGAGCTGGGTGCGGGCGCGCAGGTCGGCATCGCTTTCCATCACGGCCGCGAGGTCGTGCGCCGGATCGGCAGGCGAGATCGTCAGGCGGCGGATGCCGAACAGCGCCGCGAGGTGATCGAGGTCGGTGCCGACCGCGTACGCGAGCATCACCGCACGCGCGGCGTCGTTCACGCGCTGGCGCAGCACGATCTCGCGGTACGCGTTTTCCTGCAGCAGCTTCACGAGCGGCTCCGACTCGAGCGCGAGCGTCGCGGCGATCTCGGCTTGTTCGGCGGCCGGGTAGAGCGACACGAGCCGTGCCTTGCGTGCGGCCAGCAGCGTCTCGTAGTCGAGCGTTTCGACGATGTCGGGCGACGGCAGCTGGGAGAGGTCGATCGGCGTCACGCTCATGCCGGGCTCCCGTTCGCAACCGGCACGCGGGTCGACACGGCCGTGCCGTTCTCGCCGGTCCAGCCTTCGATGTCGAGATAGAGCGAGCCGGCGGCCGCGTTCGCGTCGTCCGCGGTGAGCACGACGCGGGTCAGCGTCAGGCGCGGTTCCCAGCGCATCAGCGCCGTGGCGACGGCGGCATACAGCCGCGTGCGCACCGTGCCGTTGCCCGGCGCGTCGATCAGGTCGGGCAGCTCGGAGCCGAAGGTACGGCGCTTCACGCACGACGCGAGCGGCGTCGTCACGATTTTGCCGATCGACTGGTAGAAATGGTCCAGGCCCGAAATCGAGCGGCCGGTGTTCGCGTTCATGCCTTTCATTGCGGTTCGCTCACGAGTTGTCCATCGCCTTGTTCGCGATGCGTGTGATGCGGGAGGCTGATGCCCCGGGAGGTCACTTCGCGGGTAAAGGTGGCCGCGCCGTCGATCTGCATCGTGGCGCCGCCGCCGGCCCCGCCCGTGCCGGTCATGCCGGCTTCGAACGCGAACGGCCCCTTGACGGTCATCGCGCCGGTGCAGGTGGTCTGCGGTGCATCGAGCGTGATGCGCTCGGCCTGCACGGTGGCGTCCCGGGTCTGCACGACGACCGACCCGGGCGCGACGACGCGCACGGTCGCGCCGGCCGGCAGCTCGACCGTGAGCGCATGCGCGGCATGGTCGTACGTGATGCGGGCGCCGTCCGGATAGACCCGTGCATGGGTATCCGGGCTCGAGGCCGGTGCCGGCGCGGCGTTCGAATAGACGCCGCGCAGCGCGACACCCTGCGCCGGGTCGCCCATCGGGCAGAGCAGCACGACCTGTTCGCCGGGCGTCGGCGGCAGCCAGTCGCGGGTCGCGCCGGCGGTGCCGGCCACCCACGGAATCCAGTTGGTCTGCAGTCCGCTGCCATCGGAATCGGCGTCGCCGACCGAGACGCGGCACAACGCAGCCGCATGGTCGACCGCGAGGATCGTGCCCTTGCGCACTGCGTTGCGTGCCTGCCGTTGAATTTCATTTGCGTCCATGCAGCCATGGTGCCGGCGGGGGGCGCGCGGCGCGAGCGATGGCCTGTGTCGTCGCGGCGGGGACAGTGCGCGCCGGATGCCGGCATCGAGTCGTGCGTCGACAATCGCAGCACCGGTTCGCATGAGGATGGAGTCGTGCGTCTGCGCGACGTCGTCACGCGGTCTGAATGCGTGGATGCCGATCGATGTCGGGACGCGGCGATGGGACGGGCGCTCGATGAATTGCGCCGCGGCGACGGGCGAACGGATGCCGCGTGAATGGCTGGACGGGCGTGCCGCAGAGACATCGTGCGGGCCGTCGATGCAGGTTATGCAGCGAGGCTGTCGTCAGGATGCCTGTCGTTGGCGATGGCCGAGTCGACGGGAAGACGGGACCGGATGCCCGGCAAGGGCGATCGGCGGGGGGCTCCGCGGTGGCGGGCCGAGGCGAGAGGGTTGGCTGCGACGAGCAGCCGTTGCCGGGCGCGATGCCGCGGCGTGAGCGAAGGCGGGCCGATGCCCGCCCGGCTCAGCGGATCTGCGGCAGCGCGACCCAGGTCAGCGTATCGGCCGGGTCGACCCGTGTGTCGTCGACGTGCGTGATCACCGGCCGGCCGTCGGGGCCGGTCGTCACGACGACGCTTTCCGTCAGCGCCAGCCGGATCGACAGGTCGACCGCGGCCTGGTCGCGGATGCCGACCTCGAAGGTGATGCCGCTCGCGCGTGCGGCGGGGTTCGTCACGAGGTCTGGCTGGTTCGCGCGCACCCATTCGATCAGGGCGACGAACACCGGATCGGTGTCGCCGGAGAAGTGGGTCGCGAGGACGTGGGCCGTGTACCGGTATTCGAACGATGGCGTCAGCGTGCCGGTCGTCGCGATCGAGCCTTGCTCGACGAGCACGGTCAACGCGCCGGGTTCGTCGTCGATCGACGGGATGGCGGCGGCAAGCGCGCGCCGCAGGCTGTCCGGCTTAATCATGCGAATGGGCTCCGTGGTCGGGGGCGGCCGCGCCGGCCTGGCACGCCGCGATCATGTCGACGGTCGCCGCGCACGTCGCCCACGCGGCCTTGACGAGCGTGAGCGCACCGTCGAGCTCACCGTTGGTCCGCGGCGCGAGCCTCGGCAGCGTGCACGGTTTCACCGTCTGGCACGTGTTCGACATAATCGCCGGCGCCGGTGAGAGCGGGACTGGCTTGCAGGCGGACAACGTCGTCAGGCAGGCGAGTATCAGCCCAGGCGCGAAGCGCGGCGTTTTCATCGGTCAATCTCCGGTTTTCAAATCGAATGGCGTCGAGCTTCGACGCGATGGCGGTTTGCGCGTGGTCGAGCCGCGCCTGCTGTTGCGCGCGTTCGGCGGCGTCCTGCCGCAGGCGCGCAATGATGCCGTCGCGCGCGGCGAGCGCCTGTTGCGCCTCGACGCGTTGCCGTTGCGCGGTCGCGCGCTCGGCGCGCAGCCCATGCACGTACAGCGCGACGACGGCGCACGTGGCGAGCGCGACGATCCACGCGATGATTTTCGCGGCGAGTCCGTTCATGCGCGGGACGCGACGGTAGCGTCGGGCGATCCGGATGCGGCCTGCGTCGCCGCAGCCGCTTGCGACGCATAGCGGTCGAAAGCGCGTGCGAGCTTCACGTCGTACAGGTTCGCCGCATAGTCGGGCCCGTTGTACGCGCGGGCGAATGCGGCCCACTGGCGTGCGCCGAGTGCGCGGCGCAGTGTGTTGTCCGCCGCGATGTAGCGCATGAACGCGTCGAGGTGCTGCGCTTCGCCGTCTTCCATGCACGAGACGAATGCGTCGATGCCCGCGTAGCCGAGGCGTTCCCAGTGATAGCCCATCACCTGGAACGCGCCCCAGCTCGCGGATTCCCACGCGGCGCCGGCATCGATCGACTCGGCCGTGGCGAGACGCACGTATTCCGCGGCGCTGCCGCGATAGCCGCCGCGCGTGCGCGACACGATGTCCGGCTGCCGCGCCGCGAATGGCGCGGGATCGATCCCGCGCGCCTGGAGCCGCTTCCAGAATACGTGGCGTTCGAACAGGATGACGGGCCGGCCGTCGGGCAGGAAGCCGGCGCCGCGCGACTCGACTTCGTTGACCGCGCGAATGCACGCGAGCGGCACGTCGAGCGTGCGCGCGGCGCGCTCGAGATCGGCGAGCCCCAGGTGTTTCGGATCGCGCAGGCCGGTGGCCAGCGCGGCATAGGTCTTCGGGCCGGCGATACCGTCGTCGACGAGGCCGGTCTTGCGTTGCAGCGCGATGACGGCGGCTTCGGTCGCCGCGTCATAGAGGTGCGTGATCTGCACCGCATAGCCGGCGCGGATCAGTCTGCGTTGCAGCAGGCCCACGTCGTCGCCGTGATCGCCGAGGCGGCGGGTTTTCATCGTCATTCGCTCCTCAGGAGGCGCGCGACGTTGCCGCGCGTGCCGCAGACGAACATCGCCAGGAAGACCGCGGTGGCCGCGTCGAAGAAGCCGACGGCGCCGGTATGCAGCAGCCACTCGATCGACGCACCGCCGGTGACGGCGACGAGCATCCACGCGAACCATGATGCGTGGCGCCGGTGCCGTGCGCCGTTGCGTCGATAGGTGAGCACGCGCACGAGCACGGCGAGGTGGGCGGCGAGCGCGATCAGCGCGAACGGGAACGCCACGTCACCCTCCTTTGCGGAACAGCGCCAGGAGATCGAGCGTCTTGATCCGCTCGATCAGCTGCAGCGTGACGGCGATCACGAGCGCGGCCGCGAAGAACGCGGCGACGCCGGTCGAGTGGATCGGCGTCGCGCCGACGATTTCCGGCGCGGCGAGATAGCCCATCACGAGCGAGATCAGCAGATAGGCCGCACGCCGCGCCACGCCGATCTCCTTCGACGTGACGACCACGAGCGCCGCGCCGGTGAATGCGCCGATCAGCGCGTTGCCGTCGATGCCGGGCGCGAGCCCGGCGACGCCGATCGCGGTGGACAGCATCGCGGCGGTAGTGAGGTTCGGTTCGGCCATGACGGCGATTCCAGGGTCAGTCAAACAGTTGCAGCAACGGGCGCGCGCTCGTCACGGTATCGAACGGCGGCAGGTAGACGGGCGTGCCGGCGGGCAACACGACGCCGAGGCTGGCGAGTCCGGTGTTGGCTTCGAGCACGGTCTCGACGGTGCCGTCGGTCCGGCCGTAGTGGCGCCAGCACAGCGTGTCCACCGTGTCGCCCTGCAAGGTGCGCGCGATCAT